CAGGCAGACCTGGCCGCTGCACTAAAGCTGATCAAGGATTTCGAGGGCTGCCACCTCGACGCCTACCCCGACCCGCTCAGTGGCGGTGACCCCTGGACGATTGGATATGGCACCACCCGCTACGGTGACGGCCGGCCGGTGAAGCGCGGCGACAAGATCAACGCGATCGAGGCTGATCTGCTGCTCCGCCAGGAGGTGGACCACATCGCCGCCAAGCTGCGCGCCACCGTGCCCTACTGGGGCGAGATGGCCGATCACCAGAAGTGCGCGCTGGTCAGCTTTGCCTACAACCTCGGCACCGGCTTCTACGGCGCCAAGGGCTTCGAGACCATCAGCCGGCGGCTCGGGGAGAAGGACTGGCCCGGCGTGCCCGATGCGCTGCTGCTCTACCGCAACCCCGGCACCAACGTGGAGGCCGGCCTGAAGCGGCGCCGGATCGCCGAGGGTGACCTCTGGGGCCGCGACAAGCAGACCACCGGCCCGGTCTCGGCGATGTTCACCCCCGAGTCGCCCTTCAGCTTCAAGCTCACCCCGCACATCACCTACGGCGAGTTCGCGCTCGGCCAGGAGGCCCGGCGCTTCGATCACCAGTTCCAGTGCGACATCGCCATCAGGCTGGCGCAGTTCCTCGAGAAGGTGCGCGCGCAGTTCGGCGGCCGGCCGCTGGTGATCACGAGCGGTTATCGCCCCACGGCCGTAAATCGGGCCGTGGGCGGCGCCTCAAGCTCCGAGCACCTCTACGACGCGCCTGGCGTCGGTGCGGTGGACTTTTTCGTGGACGGCGTGGACATCTACGCCGTGCAGGTCTGGTGCGATCAGAACTGGCCCTACAGCATCGGCTACGGCGCACCCAAGGGCTTCGTGCATCTTGGCATTCGCAAGGGCGCACCTAGGGTTCGGTGGGTTTACTGACGATCGCGTGCCTCTCCCCGACTACGAGCTCCACCACCTCTGCCAGCACCACGCGATGGTGGTGCCGTTCGATCCGAACCTGATCAACCCCGCGAGCCTCGACGTGCTGCTCGGCGATCGGATCATGATCGAGGTGGCCGGCACCCCCGAGCTGCAGATCCACGGCATCCACGGCCACACCGCGGAGGAGCCGTACTGGCTGCAGCCGGGTGAGTTCTGCCTCGCGGAGACGCGCGAGATCTTCAACCTGCCCGACAGCGTGGCCGCGCAGTTCGTGCTGAAGTCCAGCCGCGCGCGCGAGGGCCTCGAGCACCTGCTGGCCGGGTGGTGCGATCCTGGCTGGCACGGCAGCCGGCTGACGCTGGAGCTGAGCAACGCGCGCAAGATGCACCCCGTGGCGATCTGGCCCGGCATGAAGATCGGGCAGATGGTGTTCCACCGCATGGAGGCGATCCCGCACCGGTCCTATGCGGTTACAGGCCGTTACAACGGCGATGAGGGCGTCACCGCCAGCAAGGGCTAAGCTGAGCCCGGTAGTGGAGAGTCAGCAGGCGGCCGGGGTTGGCGCTCCGGCCGCTTTTTCATGCCATCAGCGCGGCGACCTTGGCGGCTGCAGCGGCCGCGGCCTCATCGATCAGGTGCGCATACCGCTGCGTGGTCTGCGGGCTGGCGTGGCCGAGAAGGCCGCCGATCTGGGGCAACGACAGGCCGGCCGTCACGCCGAGGCTGGCGAAGCTGTGGCGCAGGTCGTGGACCCGCAGGTTGGTGATCCGCGCCTTGGCCAGCAGCTCCTGCCAGAGATGCCAGTAGCCCACCAGGTGGCCGTCGCCATCCCCGGCGATGATCCACTCGCTGTTCGACCTGAGACGCAGCTGTCTTAGCGTGAACATCGCTGCAGGCGGCAGATGAATGCGCCGGTCGTTGCCATCGCCGCCTGTCTTGTGCTCATCAGCGGGAACGATCAACACCGCTGCATCCTCGTCCAGCCAGTCCCACCGCGCGTGCATCACCTCGCGCACCCGGCACCCGGTCAGCATCAGCAGCCGGATCAGCTGCGCGAACCGCCACCGCACCCCGGCTTCGGCGAACGCATCCAATGCGGCCAGCAGCCGCTTCAGCTCCTCGCGGGATAGGTAGCGGCGCCGCTTGCGTTCGGTGTTGGCCTGGATCCGCGCGCAGGGGTTGGAGCCCTGTGGCCGCAGCTCCCAGAGCTCAGCGAGGTTCATCGCCTTGCTGAACACCTCGAGGCAGCGGTTCGCGCGCACCGGGCGCTCCACGCTGGCCCGGTGAAACCATTCGGCGACCTGCCGCTGCTGAACCGCCTGCACCTTGGTAAAGCCAAACTCCGGCAGCAGGTGGCGGCGCCAGATCAGCTCATTGTTGGCGATTGTGCCGGGCCGCAGCCGGCGCCAGTGCTCCACCTTGATCCGCTCAAGCAGCTCGGCAACGGTGGGCGATCGGCGCAGCTCCTGCCGGGCGGTGGTGGGCGTCAGGCCGCGGGCGGCATCGGCGAGAACCTTCAGGGCCTCCTCGCGCGCCATGGTGAGGCTGACGATCTCGACCCGGCCGATCTTGTGAGTCTGCTGCTTGCCGCTCGCCTCGCGATAGCGCACATACCAGGTCCGCACCCCGGACTCGAGCACCATCTGGCCCAGCCCCGGCACCTTCCGATCGGCCACCCACTGCTTCGTCATGCCCCTCTCCATTCGCGCACTATTCGCGCAGATTTGCGCGAACGGGGCGGATCTTGCGCGAACAAGCGGTAAGCCGTCAACCCGAAAACACTCGATGAATCAGAGGTTTGGTGAGTTTGCGTGAACGCCCGTGAGCTGCTCGGACGGGGCTCATAACCTGAAGGTCGTCAGTTCAAATCTGGCCCCCGCAACCAAAAAAGCCCGCTAGGTCAATGACTTAGCGGGCTTCTTCTTTCCGGGTTAAGGCTGCGCCGAGCGCCATTCGCGCACTATTCGCGCAGCCTCGCCATCGGGTGCTTCAGCGGCGCCATGCGCAGCCGCGCGATGCGACCTGGTGCCTCAGCCGGATCATCCAGCGGGATCATGCGGAAGTCGTCGATGCCGTGGGTCTCGGCGAAGTGCTGGGCCGCGACGTGGGTGGAGAACGGCCCAATGTGCCACGGGCCGGTCTGGAGGATGTAGGTCATGGGTAGATGGTAGTGGGGCCGCCGGAGCGGGCTGGCAAAGGTCAGCCGAGGCTGTAGACCCGGCAGAGCCGATTGAACTCGGCCATGTCGAACTGGGGGTGAGCCATCCAGCGGTCGAGGTTGGCAGACCAGCGGTCGTAGGCGGCCATGTCGCTGGCGACAGAGGCGATGCAGGAGGACTGGCAGCGCACCGCCATGGTGGTGGGGGAGGCGGGGAGCATTGCGAGGGGGGTGGTCATCGGTCGGGTGGCTGTCGATGTCCTAACTATACACCGCCGGCAGCGCACCCTGCCTGCCCGTCACATCCCGTCACATTCCGCCGATCCTGTTCCCCTCGCTACCGTGAGCCAAGCCGGGGCCACGCCCATGCGCGCGCACATCGCCGAGATCACCGCCAAGGTGATCATCCGCAGCGACACCGACCCCGACCAGATCCCCGCCGACCTCTACAGCCAGATCGCCGAGTTCATCCACACCGAGGAGGACCTCCTCGATCTGGGCATCGAGCTGTTCACCCTGCCGGAAGATCTCGGTGGATCGGCACCACATTGACGAGACCCGGCTGGTCACCCGCAGGTCAGCCCGCGATCAGATCCACCTCGCGTGGAACTACCGCTGCGCCTACTGCGGCGATCCGCTCGGCCGCAGCCCGACGCTCGATCACGTCATCCCCAAGGTTCACGGCGGCCTCACCGTGCGCGAGAACCTCGTGAGCTGCTGCCTGATGTGCAACAGCCAGAAGGGCCACAAGGGCTGGGTGGACTGGTATCGCGCGCAGCCCTTCTGGTCCGCCATGGGCGAGTGGGCGATCGCGCGCTGGGTTGCCGGGGAGGGCTAAGATTCGAGTCCAATGACTTTCGGAGTCACTGGGCATTCCGCAGCGGGGAGGCTGCGGTGAGGCCGGCACCTCGTGAGGACCGGCCACCTCCCCACCCTCTTAGGGCAGGATCTTCGACGCCAGCCAGAGCGCCAGGTAGCAGGCCACCACGTAGCCAACCAGCAGCTCGATCATCAGGGGCAGCGTCATGGCTCGGGCAGCACGTTGATCACGGCATGATCGCCGATGACGCTCAGCGCCGCACGGTTATAGGCCTGCGCTGCCTCGAGCTCGGTGGCATGGTTGCCGAGGTAGTACCGGCGCCCCCGGTAGCCCAGCGCGGCGCGCCAGGGCAGCTTCGGGTTGGTGCTGCGCGAGACCCCGCGGTAGGAGCTCGAGGCCGTCGCCGGCCGCGGCCTGTTGGCTAGCGAGAGGTAATAGGCCTCTCGGGTGGTGGTGCAGTTGAAATACCCCATCGGGTCAGCGTGCGAGCAGGTGGTCCAGGTAGATCTCGGCCTGCCAGAGATCGGAGCTGTACCGGCAGTAGCCATTCGCGCAGCTGCGGTAATAGAGCTCCCCGCCAGCAGCAGGCTCGAGCGTTTCGATGTAACCGTCGCCGCGATCAGTGCGGCCGAGGATCGTCGGCTCCGACATAGATCTCGCACCGTGCGGCAAATCTCCCCCCAGTCTGGCGAGCCTCGGGGAAGCCGAGCGTGCAGGCCTTGCGGGCCGGCTCCCATTGCAGGCAGTCCCAGCACATGCGTGGAGCCCCTTCAGGCCGCAGATCATGCACCGCGGCCTGATAGATGCGCTGCGCGCGCAGAAGCGCTTCCTGCAGGTGGATGGTGCCGGTGTCAGCCTCGAGCTGGTGGATCGGCTTGGGGCCAAGGTTCACCCGGCAGTGCCACGTTCGGTCTGCGCGATCGCAGAACAGCAGCAGGCGGCCGGCGTGCAGGCTGATCATTCCCCTTCGCCGTAGGCCGGTGCGTGATAGAGCCGCTCGAGCAGGTGCGAGGCCGGCTCATCACTGCCCCCGGTCACGTAGCAGGCGACATCATCGCGCTGGTCGGCGGCGACGAACACCTCCGGCCAGTGGAGCTCCTTCACCACCACCAGACTGGTGCGGCGGCTGCGCACCAGCACCCACAGCGCCAGGCGCTCGAGCAGGTTCAGGCTGGGCAGCTGCATCATCCCTCCAGTTTGCCGAGCAGTCGGCGGAGATACCACTGGGCCTTGGAGAGGGAGATGGCCTCCCCCTTCATCCGCTCGCGCCAGGTGTATTTGATGATGTTGCCCTTGCAGTAGCCGCGAAACTCCTCAGGCGTCAGTGCGGCCTCGATCGCGTCGATGCACTCGATTCCGCCCTGCTTGTAGTGGTCAGGGTTGATCTGGTCGGTCATTCGGTGAGCTCCCAGTAGTGGCTGGCCAGTTTGGTGACGATCTCGCGCGCGGCGATCAGCTCATCGAAGAAGTCCTGCGTCACCGCATACTCCGTCCCGCGGTGGCCGCAGTCGTAGCACTTGCGCCGCTGCCGGCGCACCTGCCCCTCATAACTGCGCTCGGAGTTGTCGCAGCGGAAGCGCCCACCACACTGCGGGCACTTCATCTCGGTGAACGGGCTGGGCATCACCGCCACCTGCCGAGCAGCTGCTGACGGCAGACCTCGATCGCCTGCTGCGCCTGCTTCTGCGTCATCACCGACTCGGTGGCATCCATCGCACGCACCACCTTCTCCAGCAGCTCGGGATAGTCGGTGTCGCGGAAGTTGGTGGCCATCTCCAGCGCAAACTCCTGCCAGAGCCCGGTATAGGTGCAGCGGAGCGGGTGGCCGTAGGGCAGGTCATCGCGGCCGCTGCGCTCGTAGAGGGCCTCGAGCATGTCGGCACGCTGCTGATCCAGTTGGACGCGGTTCATAGTTCCAGGTGTTGACGGAGGTAGAGCAGCTCGGCACAGAGCTGCTCGCGGTTGCGGATGCCAGCCACGGTGCGCAGCTGATCGATGCGGATGTCGATCATGCTCACCAGCCGCTGGCGCTCATCCTGCTGCCCCTGGCGGTAGGTCCCGCTGTCGGTGATCAGCTGGCTGATTCTCGCGCGCATGTCGGTCATCGGCTGCCCTCCAGCTCGGCGGCGATGGCGAGGAGACGCTGGCGGGTTAGCCGTCGCTCGTGTTGTCGAAAGTGCCCAAGGTCAGGCGCAATGGGAGGCAGATCCATTTCTGTCGGCACCACCTGATCCGCAGCAGCGCGGAGGGCGGCGGCAAGCGCCCCTCTAGCTTGAAACTCCAGCGCCTTGCCGTTGATCACCAGTGAGCGGTCGACCTCAACGGGCTTAGCCCATGCGGATAACACCGCCTGCGCGGCGGGAGAAAGGTCAATCATCGTAGTGCGGGTAGCAAAAGAGTTTTTCAATACGTCCAACCTCAATCTCAAATTGCTCAGCCATACAAAACGGTTGACAATCATGAGTTTCGGCTAGTTCGCTTAACTGGAAACACGTCACATCACGGAGTTTCTCAAGAAGGAAGCAACGGAGAGCTCGTTTATGTGCTGGCTTCATTCAGGAAGTTGCTCCAGTGCGCGGCGGATGGTGTCACATACGAGATTGCCGCCGTGAGACATTCGGAATACGGCTGCAATTCCATCCAACTGCTCAAGCGCCTGCTCCTTCAAGCTCGGCGGCTTGGGGCGGCGATCATCACGTAGGAACGATACGTCGCCCTCACCGACTAATTCCATCTCTTTAAGCCACTCAATGCACGCCTCCAGCTCCTGGTCGGCGCCGTACTGGGCGGCGTGGTGGGCGATGTGCTGTTCGTACGCCCAGTGTTCATCGTTGTGTGGCACGCCTGAAAGGTTGGCGTCGTGCCCCCACTGCTGCACCAGCTCCGGCGGTGGGGTGATGGGG